CGTACGATCCATAAACATCTTCATAGCCACCTCAGACTTTTCAGCCTGTGATGCGGTGTTCCACTTAAAGTTGATGCCTTTTTCCAGAGCATAAGCTTCAATCGATGTCGCATTCATTGCCACACCGAGATTGTCCATCATGGTAAAGTTGCCCTTGGCAGCTCCTGCGATTGATTCCATGGCCATAGATGTATCCAGTCCCATTACTGACGCAACGTCTGCAGCTCTCTGCATGGCGTCGCTGGTCATGTTGAGTGCATCCTGCTGTTCCATGCCGGATCCTTGGAAAAGAGTTCCCATTTTATTTGCTGTGGCCATATAATCAGATGCCGACAATCCCATGTTTTTATAAGCATCTTTTGCGGTTGTTTGGATATTGCTAGCAAAATCTCCGAATACTGCCTCAGTGCCTCCAAGATTCTGCTGGAGTTCTCCTCCTGCGTTTAAGGCCTTGGATATGATCGCTCCAATACCTGCAGCGAGGACTACTTTTCCTAAAGTTGCAACAAGTCCTCCACCTAAGCTTTTACCGGCCTTTTCGCCAGCGGTAGCAGCTTCTCCGTCCATTGTCTTTTCAAGATTTTTGCCTATTCCTTTTGCCGACGGCATGATCTGCACATAAGCTTGTCCTAATTCTGTTCCTGCCATTTATTCCACCTCCTGTGAGGGATGTAATAGATTTTCTCTTGTTTTTATAAAATCCTCGCCTGACTCAAAGACACTAACCTTAGATTCTTTCGGAGTAATTGTTTCCAGTATGGATCTAGGCTTGTTACGGCCTTTCTCACCATCTTTAGTCTGAAACCAGACTAATAGGCTTAATCTATCGACAATCGCCGCCATGAGCATGATTTCTGTTGATGCCGGAGCATCGCTTAGCAGCATCTTTATTCTGGAAGAATCTCTTAGGCCTACAGCTAAAGAGGCCACCATTTTAAGCGGCAGCCTCTTGTAATCGTAGATATGATAGGTCTCTGCAAAGTCGCAAATAAGCGCCTCTTCATCCTTTTTTAACATCTGGGCGAGGATCAGGAGTTTTTTAGTTTTTTCACTTCATCGAAAATGCTAAAGATTTCTTTCATCATGACGTCTGGATCTACAAAACCTTCCTCATCTTCTAAATGTTTTTCTAATGCCAAACTTTGCTCACTGCCAAGCATTGCATCTAATAGTGCTGGAGTTTCTAAAGGGTTGCTCTCTGCAGCTTTAAGTTTTCTAAGCAATCTCCAGTCATTGATTCTTTTTTCATTGATTTCAAAATTAAAACCTGACTTTGTAGTACCTTTTAACATTCAACTTCCTCCTATGCTACGACTTTGGGATCTACGATATATTCGTAGTGAGTGTTACCTTCCGAATCTGGTAATGCCATAATAGTAGTCTCATAGCCTATTGCATCAGCATCGGCGTAACTGATTTCTCCAATTTCAGAGACTTTACCATTCGGGATGACTATTCTCTTGAGCAAACCACCCTTTAATATCATGTCAACTACTAGAGCATGAGCTTCGAGTTCCGTTGCATTTGCTTTGATTGTGATGCCTGTAACAGTTGCTAAAGTCCCCGTTACATTTGCAGCTCCGTATACTTCTTTCAGGACTTCCACGTTTGTTGCTTCGATTAGTGTATACGTAAATTCGTCTGCTTTTTCAGTCTGTGATGCAAGTACGATGCTTCCACCCCATGCTTTGACAGTTTCTGTCTCTGGTGAGTTTTCGTTGGTCAATCCGTCTTCGCTGATGAAACCTAAATTTTTGAAAGCCGCATCTAATGCTACTTTTGCATCTGTTGGCAGCGTGGATCCAAGTGGTGCTGAAGACACAGCTCCACCGACCTTAGGCTTTGCGTAAGAAACGTTTTTTTCGTCCATTTTGTTACCTCCTAATAGTGAGTAATGTCGTAAACCGCCTGATAGCGGTATTTTTTGGTAATGGTATCGGTGAAGTTGTAATCATTGTTGAGCCTTACAGACCCGATTACATCCAGGGTGATCAGATCATGTACTGCAGTTTTTACCCTTTCATTAAGTGCAGCCGCCTCGTAAAGGCTTTCCGCATAGCTCTGAAAAGCGAAAGTGGAAGATAATAGTCCGTTAGAACCTCTACCTCCAGTTTTTTCAAAGACTACATATCTGGCTGGTGCTGTTCCCGGTTTTTCCAGGTGGACCGGTTCGGTAAGTTGAGTCTTCAGAAAATCTAAAATGGTTTTCTCGATCATTACCTCACCGCCTTTAAAATTGTGTTGTTTTCAGAGTTATCCGCCCTGGCTTCTTTTGTGTCTGCCCAGATCATGGCATTAGCACGATTTTTACCTACGTGCATATCCTGGTTGTAGCCATCACCGCACCTGGTTCTTATCCCGGATGCTTTAGCTGTCAGAACAGCCTGCATTTCCTGAGACTTTAAGAGTTCTCTCACACCAGCGCTATTAAGCTTGATCTTCCAGTTACTCATAGCGTTCCACCATAACTTTCATGTTCCATTTCAGCGGTATGAGTTCATCAATTCCTTGAAGTGGAATACCAAATGTGCGCCAGCGCTTTCCGAAAAATCTTACTTCTTGGTTTTCCCATATATTGGTGTCTTCCTTAGGTATGGCCAGTGTGTAAACTGCTTTACGCCCCGTTAGACTAAGAGTATTGATTACATCGTCACTCATAGTGGGTGCCACAAGCACATTTTCAACTGGTATTTCAACGTCTGTATAAACAGGATTGTCAAATGGGTCCTTGCTGGTTTCCTGCTTTGTGATCAAAGTGACTGTGATACCTTTAAGCATAATTTTCAGGCACCTCCAAAGCGGCAAGCGTGTCAGCCACTCCATATGGATCCAGAGTGCCGTATCTCTGCCTTTTAAGACCAAGCTTGATAAGCTCGGTATTTTTTATAAAAAGTCCACCGCCTGGTACCAGGAATGTAGCTGACTGGCTATATCCAAGCGCGGACTCTGAGCTTTGTATCATTGGTTCTTGGTTAGTTGATGTCATGAGCGTTCTTGCAATTACATCAACTACTACTGACTTCAGGACATTTGCATATGCAGCGTCTATAGCCAGAAGGTCGAGATCCTTACCTACCCGTTTAGCTTCAACTCTTAAGTTATCCGCCACGACTGGTAAAAGAGCATTCGCCCTATCTGTCTCTTCCAGGGTTAATTCCCGAAAAAGATTTGTTATGTCCTGCACTGTTGCAAAATTTAGCATTGTGATCACCGCCTTTTTCTAGTCGGCTTTGGTTTAATTACTTTTTCGACTGGTGTGTCGAGTATTTCTCCATTTTCTACTGGTCTTACATGGACCTTTCCGTCATTTTCTTCAGTGACTGCCCATCCTTCACGGATCCAGTCACCACCAGAAATAACACAGAGGCTATCAATGATAGCCCCTGTTTTTGTATTTCTATACCTCATACGACTACACTACTGCGTCGATGATTCTTGCGAAGCTTGAAGCTTCCAGGACTGCCCAACCAAGAAACAGTTCAGCACGGATATAAACCTGATTGTATCCATTCAGGTCCTTTCCGCTGTTGTCTGGATCTCCTGCTTCTATGATTTTAGTAGGAATTTCCTTAGCATATCCCCATCTGAATGAGTTTGCAAAGTCTCCGACAATAGCCCTATCTTTAGCAATAGCGTCAGCATCGGATACAGTCTTATTGATATCTACCTTTACTCCGTTCAGACTTGCTGGAGCAGCTCCCCAAGCCAACTCTGGATAAACTCTTACACCGTTTACTTTCAGAGCAGCAAGTGCTGCTGAAGCAGTTGGTGAAAGTGCAAGACCGGATACATCGCCACCTGCCCCCTGGACGGTAGCAATAGCGGTTCCGATGTTATCATCGATAGATGCTGCAACATACTCAACGGTCTGCGTGACGGCTGCATCAAAGTGGTTTTCTCCGATAACTACAGAAGCAAGTCCAGTACGTGGGTTGATTCCGTGCATAGCCATAAGGTCAAGGCCTCTAGCAACTTTACGTGCAAATCCATCATTGAAAGCTTTAAGGATTGCAATCTGTTCTTCTTCAGCCGCGATCATGAACTCATTTGACACACGAGCACCATATTCTACCTTTATAGGTACTATGGTTCTAGGTGTAACGGTAATTCCACCGTGTGACTTAGCACCGTTTTCTGCTACAACATCAATTTCGGAATCCATAGTAAATACAAATTCCTTCTGTCCGTTGAATGGGATTGGAGTTTGTCCGGCTAGAACAGCTAGAGAAGATCTTCCCTGTACTTTGTTAATAAGATCCGTTACGAGTTCTGGTGCAAATAGTGATCCTTTTGATAATACTGGCATAATTTTTTATTCTCCTTTTAATCCGTTTAGTAACGCTTTATAAGGCGCGTCCTTACCTTCGCCTGTCGGCTCATTTGACTTTAATGGTGGTGTTGGCTGTCCTTTTGTTACTAACTTTGATAAGGTTTCTGCATCCTCTCTGAGTGACTTTTCATCGGCTCCTGTGAGTCGTCCAGCTAATTCATAAGGGATGCCTTTTTCATGGGCTATTCTCGCTTTCAGTGACGATAACTCATAATTGCTTACTTTACCGGTAAGTTCTGCAATCGTCTTGTCATAATCAGCCTTGCCCTTTGCTGATTCATCCAGCTGCGTCTTGAGTTCTCCAAGCTGCTTGTCGCGTTCCTTCACCTCGGCATTTTTAGCATTAAATTCAGATCGGGGTATAAATTCTTTTCCCACTTCTGATTCAATTTGTTTGATCAGGTCTGCGCCGTTTTCAAGTCCGCCAAGAATTTTCTGTAAGTCCATTTTTTCTCCTTTTCCCGCTGTCCTTTTTATCGGGCCAGTCCCCGTATTGCGGTCCCACACTATCCAGTGGGCGGTAATTTTATGTATAATAAAACACCCCATTATTGGAGTGCTCTAATATCGTATTTTTTGTTTGACTATCGGTTTAGCTTCTGAGCATGCCCAGTGTGCCAGAAGTACGCTATCCACAAGTACAATATCGTAATCCTCCAGCTGTGATCGATATCCGAATCCGCCATTTGTACCGATTGTACGTTTGTCACAGTTTGTGACTACCTGTTCAAGAGACGGCTGGCCTTTGTGGCACAGTGTCTCCTGGTAAATCGCTTTTTCAAAGGCGGCATTGGCCATAATCACTTCTCTGACGGTTGGAAGGATTGGAGGTCTTAATCTGGAATCTTTCATGTCTTTTGCCAGGAGTGCCTGTCCTCCAGCTCCGTCAACAACGACGGTCTGCACATCTGCGCTAGTCAAAAATTTAAGTATCCAGTTATTGCCGTTCCTGATTGTCTGACAATCCAGCACCTCGACAAAGATTCGATTGTCTGCGGTCTTGGTTGCTATACTGACAGCTACGTTTGTGCCATCGTTACCGTACTTCACGCCCACAAAGAGCTTTCCGGCTAACTCTGGCAGCTTTGGAACTTTAATGTTTTCCCAGTCTGTCTTGCTGATCGCTGATTTCTGATTGTACTTGATCCACAATCCAAGTCTCTGGATGTTAAAGTCGATAAGGTCAGTTCCGATTTCATCGGATACAGTTCTCTCTGTAAGCTGTGTACCCAAGGATGGATTTGTCTGATACCAGAGCTCTTTATCCCATACGTCGGACTCATCTTCTACGGACCATTCTGCCCAACCTGTATTCCTGGATTCTCCAAGAGTGCTGCTTTACGTAGTGCCGGGAAGATTGGACCACTGGAGACTGGCGTTGGAGGAGTACCACAAAATATTATCTGCGGATTTTTACTGTCTGTTACAGTGTACTTAAGCGCTGATTCCTGATCAGCTTCATACTCCTGTGCTTCATCGATAACCAGGAGATCAAATCCTTCGCCAAGTCCACCGGATCCTGTTCTGGTTCTAAACTCTATTCTTCCGCCAGTCGCTGGGATGGAGATTCTCTCTCGCCCTGAAGCTTTGAGGGAATCGTATTCTATGCCTGCTTCATCCAGTATGTTCATCAGTCGTTCCCACGCTGTATGTGATGTAGTGGTTCTATGGGCTGTGTGCAATATCTGTTCACCTTTATCAAGGCCGTACTGTTCGCGCATGGCCACGACTTCATTCTTGCCGTTACGTCGAGGTATAGAATAGCC